TATCTTGAGGCATATCGTCAATAGGAGGCTCTTCTTTTGCTTCTTTATCAATTTGCTTCTTCATGTCTTTCCATTCATCTTCTGGCATGTAAAGAACATTCTTGACAACCCATTCACGAGAGAAGTATTTACCAATTTGTTCCTCAATCTGGCGAAGTGTTTCAAGCTTTTCGCGAAGTATTTCAGCTTCTTTCAACTCTTCAAAATAGTTATCCTTCATGAAGTCATAACGGATTTTATTTTGAATTTCTTTCCATTCGTCAGGTGAAATAACACCCTTTAAAACCAATTGTCGTTCAAGGCATCTATCAAATAGAATTGAAAATCTTGTGCGAAGTCTTTTAATAAATTTAGCAAATTTTAATTCTTCGCGAGTCACTTCTGACATTCGACCGAATGAATACATAGTTTCCGGTTGAAGCCTTGCAACTGGGACATTTAGCGATTTATATAGTTTAGATTGAAAATACGGAAGGTTTTTATCTTCACCTAAACCAGATCCACCATTTAGTGTAGTCACTTCGGTCGCATTATTGCCTTCTCTTCTTGGAAACCAATAATCCTCGGTCATAGTCATCATTTTTCTATCATCTTTAATTTCACCAGATGATGGATCATACGTCACTCTATTCTTGTGACGAGCCATCATATCATGTAGATACTGTTCAGCTTTTGCTTTTGGCAAGTTACCAACGTCAACATAAAAAATTCTGCGTTCTGGTGCTCTTGTCATTGTATAGATAATAGTAGCATCTTCCAATATTCTCAATTGGTTGAGAGACTTGATAGACTTATGCAAGTGTGAAAGAACTACTGAATTATTCTCGTTTAGCAGACCGGATGTAACTCTAACAATTGCGTCTTTAGCAATCTTTAGCCCTTGTATTGATGAAGAATAATTTGATACTTTACTAGCACCAAATCCACTTTCAGAATACATATAGTACTCCTTTTTGATCTTCTTTACCAATGCATTGCTAGCTTGATCTTTTATTTGTTCATTTTGCATTTCACGAATGAGTCTAATTTTTCTTGGATCAAGATATCTAAGTTCTTTGATACCTTCTTTTAAATTTTTCTCATCTATAATAACGTGATAATTTAATCTGCCATCTACATAGAATTTAGTGAATATCTCATATGCACTATTAGAAAAATCTAGAAGTTGTAAAATATTCTGAAATTCTTCACTTATTTTTTCTTTGACTTTATCCGGAAGATTTGTTTCATCAAGAATTATGTTGACAACCTTATCATGAGAATCAACACTGATAGATTCATTTACAATTTCATCAATAGCTTGCTGTATTTCTGGATTTATAGTCAAAGCTCTATAGCGAGTCACAAGTTCAGCTTCAGATTTTGCAGTTCCTTCCAAATCCAAAAGCATACCGTAGGAGCCACCAACGGCACCTCCTACGGTTAAAGCTCCATCATCATTTAAAGGCTCAGCAAAAGATACTGGCTGATTTTTTACATCATCATCTGGTCGCTTGATCTCGAATCCAAATAATCTCATATTATATTCCTTCTAATAAATTACGTGGTAGAATTACCAGTAACTCCGCCGGATACTCTCCAAAGATCATATTCAAATGTTACACTAAATTCTTCAATTTGGTCTTGTGCTTGCCATGAAAGATCAATAGTTGAAATTGAAGTTGGGAACAAACCTTCAAATGTATATTCTCTTAATACACTCCCATCTTTACCATACTGAGTGACTTGAGCTTGTGCCTTATAGTCAAATGGTGCTGCTCTGAAGTTAGTAATATGCGAGTTGATAGCATTTGACCAAGCTTCCATTGCATTGCGAACAGCAAAGTCTTCATCATTGATAATAGTAACAGGCCATGGTCCGAATGTTCTATCACCGCCATATTTAATTATTCTTCCAAAATATGGAACTGGTATAATACCAGTTGAAGATTCTGGAATAGCTGCTGTTTTTACCATGAAAGGTATTTTAAAGTCTGCAATACCAAGAATTGGATTTGTTATTTGTACTTGGAAGAGGGTGCTGCGAGCACCCCCTCCTACTAATTGTGATTTGAATTCATTTATTGAAAATGCCATTTTTGAAACTCCTTGTTATGTCTTTATTTATTAAAGAGCCTGGCCGATAATTTCATCAAATTCAACACCTGTTCTAGTAGCGACAAATGTAAGTTCGATAAAGTTAATGGTTCTACTAGGTTTGATGAAAATATTTCCTCTAAATGTATTTCTATCAATAACATCAGGAGTATTTACAGTAGAATCGGAAATTACTCTAAAGTCTATGATACCTCTTCTTCCCTGGATATCTCTTAGGAATGGTTCTACTGAGTTTCTAAACTGTGTCTGAGTGAACTCATCATTGAAGTCGAATAGGAATGAAGCAGCAGTTGTTGCAATTGCCTTTTCGACTGTAATGAATAGACGGCGCACGTTAATACGAGTGAATGCACTACCTGTAGCAGTTCCAAGACCAGTCTTATCACCGAATAGAAGGATACCTTGACCTACTTGAGAAACAACTGGATTGATATCATTTCCGTATAGTTGATCACGTTGTTCTTTATTTGGATTAAAAGCAAGTTTTACAACATTCTTGATGATACCACGCTTATAACCAGCTGGTGATTCCCATGGAGTGATACGAGAGCAAAGACCTGCCATATCTCCATTTAATGGTACCCAACGATATACGTCATTATACTTATCATAACGGTATTTATAGCCGGAGTCCATGAAGAAGTAAGATGAATTTTGAACAAGTGATCTGAATGCAATAACTGCATTCATCTTATCTATCGGATTAGATGGTGCTACGGCAGCTGCAGCAGTAGGTGAAATGAATGCAACACAATCTTTTCTTCTTTCGGCAATATTTTGAACAATATAGTTTGAAATATTTGCATTTACTGCTTTACCTTGAAGAACAAAAGCAATATCAACATCTGCAGAGTCTTTATAAAGATCATAACCAAGTGCAACTTTACCAAACGGTATTGATGCCTCATTAGATCCATTGAGACCTCCAGCCAGATTTTCATATCCAGAAAGATTTCCAGATCCATCTAATTTATCGGTACTATCAGCAATAATCCAAGCAGATTTGTTTTCAATTACTGTTGCATAATAATTTGTTGTCCCATCCTGAAGTTTTGCAGATGGTGTCTTTGACACGTTTTCATACACTTCAAGAATAGTATCTGCCACACCAGTAATATCACCATCTCTATCTGTAACCACAATGTGCATATTACCTGATGTTGGTGCATTACTAAATAAATATGAAAGACCCCAATATCTCTTATATGTTAGATCAAGATAAGATGTTACTGGTAGTGAATATCTATTTTTTAGATTTATAGTATAAGTATATGTTGTAATATCGTCTGCTGTGTTTGCTGTGTTTGCTGTATCTACTACTGATGCAACAGTATACGTATTAACTATTAGGTTTTGATAACCAACATCATTATTACCTACTACAATAATATCACCATTAGAAAGAATACCAGAAACATTTTCTGTTGTGATAATTTGTAATGTATTTGTGCCAATAGCAATAATATCAGAATTATCTACATTTTCAATTAGGTCTGTATCAAATAATGCAGTATTGCCATATGCACTGGAACTTGTTACATATGCTACTTCAACGGAATTACCTAATGCACCTGGGTGTTTTGCATTAAAATATGTGCCGGACGCGATTGCAGCATCATCACTTGTTACACGAGTAACGTATAGTGCATTTGAATACGACAAAAAGTCGGCTGCAGTAAAGAATGTTTCAAAGTTAGAATCCGTAGGTTTCCCAAAACGAGAAACTAACTCGTTTTCAGAAGTTACTAGAATTCTTTCGTTAGTTGGTCCCCAGCTAAAAACACCAGCGATTGCAGCAGGAGGAGTTGCGATCGCTGGAATTGTTGCTGTAGCATCAACCTCACGGACTGTTACGGATGGGCTTACAGAAAAAACCATATTTTTCTCCTTTGTTATAAAATAAGATTATTCTTAATTCAAATCTCAATTCTATTTATAAACTTGATGTTTTGTTACCAATTATTTGGATTCATGTAAATAGGCTGCTCAATGTCATCACTTCCATTATCATAAAAACCAAAAGGTAATAGAAAATCATCTATTTCTTCTTCTGTTCTTTCACGAAGTTTTGCAAGTGTATTTATGTCTGTCATGTCTTTAAAGAATGTTTGGTCAGTTAACCAAGCAAAAAGTACCAATGTCATAACCATATCATCATGTGCGCCAGATTCTGCCTCGTATGAAGGACCTCTACGAGCAAATCTGGCCAATTCTTGTATAGTTTCAAAGTCATTAAGCAGTATTTGATTTTGTTCTACTAGTAATTTCAATATGGAACAACCAATTGATTTTACAGTTTTTGTTGTTCTAATACCTCTATCAATATTTTTACCAAAACCGCCTGAAATTCGTTTTCCGGATCTACCAGCACTTTCAGTAAATAGCATATTTTCGTAACCATAATCAAAGTAGAGAACGTCAGCTACTTGACCACCAATATCATTTATTTCAATTAATACGGATGACTCATTATACAATTTTGCTATTCTGTAGATAATGCTGGCGTAATCTACGGGGCCAATGTAGTTATCTCTGAATGTACAAACCTGTTGATACGGCATTGTTGTAATATCAAGAACAGAGAATGTAGAATAGTCAAGGCCCTTGCCTCTTGAAACGTCAACAACCATGGCATATGCATGTCCCTTGACTGCTGTTGCATATTGTTTAATTCCCTCACCTTCATGCAAAGGTGTGGAGAATGAAAGTTCTTTCAGTTTACTTCCGGAGATAAGAGTGCTGGAACTTCCGATGAATGATCCACAAAATTCTTGTTGAAACTGTTCCATATTCCAACTAATAGAAGCAAGTGTATCTTCTTTCCATGCTTCATCTCTGCCTGGAACTTTATCCCAAGTAACTTCAATATAGATATAACCGTTTTTGCCCCTGCCTCTTTCATCAATTTCTTCTTGTGCCTCTTTACAGATTTTCCAGAAGTGATTCAAAGAGTTCGGAGTGGATGTCAATAGAATTTTTGTTTCTTTACCAGATGAAATGGTAGGATAAACGGACGCAAAAAACTCTTCCCAATTATTTAAGAAGGCAGTTTCGTCGATATATAGGAATGCGATAGATTTACCACGAATGGAACTTGAAGATGATGCAGCGGCAATAACCTTACAACCATTTTCTAATTCCATAGAACCTTTATTCCAAGTGATAACACCTTGCTGTAACCAACCAGGTAATGCTTCGAATGCCATCTGGATGCGATTAAGAATTTCAAGAGCAGATGCTGCTTTATTGGCGAGAAGTGCAACAGTTTTATATTCGTTAAACAATATATAGTGCAAAATAATAGCCATAGCGGTAGTTGTTTTACCTGCCTGACGAGAAGTATTTGCTACAACTCGTCTATTATTACTAATTGCATTGATAATGTCTTTTTGATAATCATATAACTTAATTGGAATAAACCCGTGATCAACGTGAACAATTTTAATATACCGTTCAGCAAAATAGATCGGATCTTCCGCACATTTCATATACTCCTTGAGCATTTCTGGAGTCCATTCAATTGGAGTACCAGATTTTTTAAGAAGTGAATTACCTAAGTAGCCGCCAGAATCTGTCATTTATGATCTCTAAAATATTCTGAAGTTCTAGTTGAAGTGAATGCAAAAAGTTTACCTTTATTTGCTGTTGAGATACAAGGATATAAATTAGTAAAAACTTCATCAAGAGTATTCATAAATTCACTTTCATCAATATAGATATTTGATAGTGTTCTACCTCTACCTTGATGAGTATTGCTGCCTCCACTTATAATAGCACACATATTATCAAATTCTAGTTTTGTTTTATTATGTGTAACAATTTTTGCTTGGATGTGTTCTGGAAGATTTTGGTGCATATCATAAATTAGATCCAACACTTCATTACTTGATTGCATCTTTGGACCCATAATAAGACTTACTCTATATTGATTAAAGATTGCATGGTGTAAAAGAATAATAGCGGCAATAGTAGTTTTACCTTCCATTCTATTTGCGTATTTTGCAAAAACATTCTTTTCGCTATAATCTTTAATAGCTTGTCTTTGAAATTCGTTTAATTTCAGAGGTACTAAACCTAATTCTACATGTCTTACTTTAATATGTTTTTCAGCAAAGTATTCAATATCACCCATACATCTTTTATAATCTTCAATCATTTCAGGTGTCATTATCAAGTTTCTCCTTTGAGCATTTTCAATAGATCCGCAGTGGATACAATCAAGTTATTATTTGTCACATTAGTCTGAGCAGCTTCTTTTGGTCCATTGACTTCATCCACTGCATACTTTTTCTTCATAGACATTTCAACAAAGTCTTTGTTTGCATCCAAAAGTGTTTTCATCAAAGTTGAAGCAACTTCAAATGCCCTTGGACTCTCGGATTGTTTTGCAAGAGACATCATTTCCTTAAGTGCATCATCACCTTGCTCAATGATATTCTTTATATTACCTCTTGCCTGTTCAATATCTCTCACAGTTTCATTATCTTCTGCAATGACAGTGACAATTTCAACCGGATCTGCTAATGCAAGTTCAGTTGAAGGTTCTACAGTCGCATCTAAAACTTCAGCTAGAGGCTTCAAACCCAGTGCATTTGCAATCTTATCATCACTCATTATGTTACCTCAATCTCATCTCTAAAAATTGTAATTATTCCCCAATCATCATCAATATTAATAAGTTCATAATCAAGTGTTTCATCAAGTGATGTTGTTGGTTGCCCATTTGCAGTTAAACCAGGCTGTATTGTAATTTGACCTTCTGGTGTTGCGGTTGTGTCAATTTTGGTGTGCGATCTGATATCAATAAACTTTATTACACTACCTTCTCTCTGTGGACCAAAATACCAAGCCTTCATTGTAAATGTAATAGTCCATAAGAGACTTCTTCTAGTTTCAAAGTCTGCCTCATACAGATCTTCCATGTTCACGGAATTTAGAATTAGTGGAATATCTATTGGATCAAGATTATCAATTAACTTTACAGTGTAAGTCCATTCGGGTTTAAAGAAAGGGATTATTTGTTCTAATATTTGTGTTCCATCTTCAGCATACTTAGTCATAATACTAAGCGTAAAATTCAGATTATAAGGTGTTCCAACATACTGAAATGTTTTTTTATCATCACTGTGTGTTTGACCAGAAATTCTTCTTACAGAATTAACTTTCCTTGAACCATCATATTCCATTCCTGTTATCTCGAAAGCCATTCTAGGAAGTGTGATGGCAGTTTTTCTATTTAAGTCTGGATCTTGATTTACTCTTGCAAGAAATTTTTGATAAGGGCCATATGAAATAGGCACAACCATACGCTGTACTTCATCACCAGTATTTGGATCATCACGTGCAATAGAAATTTTATTAAACATAGTTCCGAAAAGAGCTATGTATTTTTTAGTAGTTGCATTATAAAAATAATTTACAAAAGCCATTTAAAGTTCCTTACCAGGTATCATTGCTCCAAGCAATTCGTTTCCAAATATTATCAGATCCGGTATAGTCTGAAGTACAGTAATAGAAATAAGTAGAATCAAACGCAACTATACCTTCTACATCTGTGCTATCACCTATGCTTGTGTTTGGTGCTAAATCATTTTTTATAACTGAAGAATTACTTATAGAAAGTTGCCAAATATTTTGAGCAATTTTACTAAGAAAAGCCATAGATCTTGCTGGTATATCAAAAGATGCTACAGAATTTGTTTCACCTTGAATATAGAGAGTAGCATCTGGTAATTCGATATCGTCATTTACTTTAGGTCTTATAGTTGATGCAAAGCCACCAGTAATAATTTGAATTACATCACCAATTTTAAAGTTTTGCTCATTGTAACTAGGAATTTCTACAATATTATCATAAATATAAACTTGTCTACCAGCTTGTGAAATAGTTAGGCCATATCCTCCAAAATCACCTACATATGATTGTTCAAATTTTGGTTTTGTATTTGGTGCTTTCGGTAATGTAGATCCATCATAGAATGTAATTCCGATAGGTGTAGTAGTATCTATTTTCTCTCTTGTATATGCAAAACTGCCGTCGTGACTAGCACCCTGTGCCCATTGAGAAAATTTAATCTTGTAATATTCGTTACTTGCTGTATCCTTCATAATAAGTTCAGCACCAACAATATTTGCACCTACGCTATTGCGAAGTGCCTGTCTGAAAGTTTGATAATATCTTGTTTCAATATCTGATACATCATCCCAGCCATCTGCATTCCATATTGTTGATATTGGGCTTATGGCAACATCATAGGCTACTTCGAATGCACTATTATAGATGCCGCCGCCCAGACCACCAATACCAGATGCATCTCTTGTAAGAATTACATATTCAGATATCGTATCAAAGACTGTATTTGAATCTGTATTTGGTGCTTTTGTAAATGAAATGATGTTATTGGATGTTTGATATATACCAGTTAACTCAATATGATCTTTTACAGTTAATAGATTATTATTATCTGTTAAATCTAATATATCAGTTGCAATAAATGGAGTATTGAAAAGATCATCATAGTCGCCGGAGAAAAGTAACCCTTCAGTATCAGTTAAATCTGAAACATCTGTACCGATAAATGGGGTATTGGAAAGATCTCTATAATCACCAGAGAAAAATAATCCTTCAGTATCAGTTAAATCCGAAACATCAGTGACTACAGAACTATTCAATGTTGCGACATTTGCATATAGTTCAGTAAAGTTACTATTTGTTTTAGTAAATGCGGTTCTTAAAGGATCACCGGTACGGTCATTGGCCGTAGTTCCTATATTGATGGTTTGTTTAGCCATTTGTTCCTCTTATATAGTATCTGCAGTAATGCCACCGTCGTCGGCGGTTACCTTAGTTGAATCTGCTGTTACAAAATAGTTCGATGGTGGGAATATTGTCTCGCTGAATGGATCAATTTCGGTAAAGTCTATAATATCATTACCTTTTTCTTCATAGAAGATATTTTTAGCAATTGGGTCTGCTGCAAACATATCTTCAAGATTGTTAATTTCGGTTGTTTTAAAATCAACATAATGTTTATCAACATCATCAACACCAGTTTCAAATCTCTCATTGGAATATTCAAATAGTTCACATTTAAGATCATAAACCTGTAATGCTCCAGCCTGATAGAATACTGATTCGTGTTCTACAAACATAACCTTAAAGAACTTATTGTTCATAGGCATGTAGACCAAATCGCCTTCTTTTGGTCTTATTAATGCAGGATTATCTTTTGTTGCAAATCTCTCGAATGTTCTATATGCAACAGTGAATGTAACCTGGTCACGAATTTCCAGACCAAATTTAGAAAGGAAGTCACCTTGACCTTGGAATCCATCAACTGTCTTAACATACATATCCATTTGATATGCAGCATCAAAAACTGTAAGCCTATCTTCATTCATTATATGATCAAACGCTGATGACGTTCTTGACACATAATATGTATCAACGCCAAAGATCTGGATTGACTCTATAACTAGATCATCAATGAGTTGTTGCTCATTGAAATAGTTATAGTTCTGGAAAAATACATTTGTAGAAATTTTATTGTCCTTCCATAGATAGAAGTTGTCCGCGCGCTGCCCACCACATTTTCATTCTTTCACTATGTGCAGCTTGTCTTTCTGGATCATTCTTGTATAACGCGGCACTTTTCTTTCCAGCATTACTAGCATTATTTTTAACTTCTTCGATATCTCTTTTTGCATAAGCATCAGCCATATTTTTTCTGGATTTTTCGGTATGTTTCTTCCCTTTAACTGCTTTAAGTATAGCTGCAGTGTGTTCTGGAGTGTTTTTTGAATTTCTTCTTCCAGTATGAAGCTTTTCTTTGTGTTCGGCTGTTATTTTTTTACCAATATGAGATTTTCTAAGTTTTTCAGTGTGCTCTTTACTTCTGGGGCCTCGAGGACCTTCAAAATAAAATTTTGATGTGTTATCTGTTTTATTTAACCAATTTTGATTTTCAACTAAATTCATTCGTTGAATCACTTTAGTTTCCCATGCTCTAGCTTTGCCC